AGTGAATACAGTTCATTGCGCCACCAGCCACAAAAAATGGCGCGCTGCGTGCGTGCTCTTTTACTAGTGGTATACATATCGTGGAACATATTAAATCCACGGGCAGTAGACTCAAAGATGTACATTCGCATTGGGTTGGTTTCAGCCAAAGACGCCAGTAGTGAGGCAAGTCCTTCCTCGTCACCCCATGACGAAGTTTCAGTCCCATGTAGGAATGTGATTGCTTTTCCACGGCCAAGCGTCCCCTTACTTCTTGTACCCGCCACCTGATAGAACAAACGAGAGCGGTTCTTCAGGCTCATCTGTGTGCGGTTATGTGTGAGCACCGGTATCTTGTATTCTTTTGGCAAGCCTTCCATGTACATCGACAAGGTAGAACGAAACATATCCCGATTCTCTTCTGTATCGGTGGTCAGTGTTCCCTGAAGACCAGGGTTGATAAAGTGCCAGTACAGGTCGAGGGCGAGGGAGATAGTCGTAATGCCAAGTTGCCGGCCTTTGAGGATAGTAAAGAAGTGAACATCCTCTTCTAGTCCTTTGGCAATCTCACTCATCACATACTTCTGGGTGCCAAGCAAGTTATCCATCTTGCGTAAGCCCTGCTCTTTAGTTTCAATCTTGAGCTGCTTACAGAAGTTGTAGAACTGTTGCAAATTAAATGCGGCCATCATTTTCCCAGTTCACAATGTTGGCGCGTACACGTTTATCTTTTGCACACGCAATCAACTCTTTGTACATATTCTCAGAGTATTTCTCTTTCCACTCGCGTGCGAGCTTAATCTTTTGCTTCTTGGTTCGGCAAGCTAAAGCACGCTGCATCTGCACCATGAGGTCTACACGGCTTTTGTACAGTTCCCTAGTGTACTGGGTTGCCATACTTCAAGATCTGCTCGTGTAGCGCCTGTATCTGCGTCTGAGCCACCAGCAATAACCGATTGCTCTCAGTGTGCACACGCATTAACTCACCAAACATCTCAGTCTTGTTCATCGACCACACACGATCAAGGTACTGTTTCCTCGCAGCCTCTTCAGCCGTCTGGATCAACTCCTCAATCACCTCTGCACCGTTCACATTAATACTCATCTAATTCACCTCCAAAGTAAACAAACAACTTCTTAGCCGCCTCATACACCTCTGCGTCTTCATCATTGTCTTCATCCTCTAATAGGTCTAATACCTTCTCCAGATGAACCAACATCAACTTGTCTAGCAAGTCATTTACACGATCCTCCATACCCGTACCCCCCCGTCTTCAGTCCTGGCTACAAACTTCTTACCGTACCGCTTGGCAGCCCTAAGATTGCTATTACACACCTGCTGCAACGGCATATCCTCAAGAAAGAAACTATCCCCAATCTCCATCGACTCATACGGATATAACGTCCGTGTTCGCCTAGTCGGCACTGGTATATCTTTATCTACTTGTATCATCTACTACACCCCCTAACTCAATGTGCAAATAATAACAGATACTCAGCAAAAGCCTATTTTTCTTTGGGGGGGGAAAGGAATGGTGCACCCTCCAGCCGCCCCTCCAGCCCATCACCGGCCACGCTGCAACGATGCCTCGAGCTGTGACGTCTAGAGTATTCGCATATTGCGAATGCGCGCTAGTCCCATGACCATTTGAGTATGGCTACAGTGTCAGGGTATTGATGTATCCGGATATGTATATAGTAGTGGCCCATTGGCCCCATGTGTGTAGAGGGTAGAGGGTTGCATACCTTCGTCGCCTAGCCCTTTGCTTCGCTCGGGTCGCCAGTTGATGTATATAGTTAATTAGATTACTATGTCCCTTATAATAATTAGAATAATTAGATATATATACAACAACACTAAGTATTGCTTATTAGTGTAAACACCTATACGATTATTGTGAGTATTTGCGAGTATTGCTCACACAAGATAATAAATTCATGTTCTAATTACTTGTGCGTTAGATAACGCATATCACATATCAGGTAACTTATTAGGAGCTAGACCATGATTCAAACCGTACAACTCTCAGACTTCCGTACTGCCTTTGCTCAATGCGGCAGACAGTCACAGTTCAGCTATGAGGCTCTTGGCTTATTGTTTGAGTATCTAGAAGAAATTGATTCTTCCTACGACTTAGACGTAGTCGAGCTGTGTTGTGAGTATGCAGAATCAACACCTGAAGAGATTGCAAGCAACTATTCAATTGACGTTGAGGGCTTGCAGGACGACCAGGTTCAGCGAGCCGTACTTGATTACCTCTACAACAATACTCAGGTCGTTGGTGTCACCCATAACGACACAATCGTCTACTGCTCATCATTCTAAGGGGTTCACTATGACAAACAAACAATTACTAACTGACGCTATTGCTTTGGCTCTTTTGGCTGTGGCTTTTATCCTTTCACTGTTTATCTAGGGGTATGACATGAACCATTATTTTTATTCACAATCTCAGGATCGTTACATTGCTGTTCGTCTGAATGGCGTGCAATACAGAGTAACAACCGATTACGAGCGCGTACTAGGTACTCAAAAATTGCGTGACATGGTCAAACGCGGGTCAATTGCAATCTATTTACCAAAAATGCAACAGGATAAAACGACAGGTTATAAAAACCTGTTTTTAGCTAAACTGTAACTGTCAACCACTCTATAACCCGTTTAAAGCCCTTTAGGGGCTTTTTTACCGCCTGTACTTATCCTAGTATTACTTTTTAAACAAACGCCTATAAAGTGCTATTTTCAGGAGCTGTAGAAAATGAATATTTACGACTGTATCTTTTTGTTTTACGCCGTCTTGGCACTCATTGGCTTTGCTGGGTTATGTATTCGATGGTACGGGCGTGCACATATAGAGGAAAAATCTCCCGCGCGCGCCTTGCAATCTGAGGCGTATCCGGAAGACCTAGGGATTGAGGCCGCCGTTGAACCTCGTTTACGGTTTGGGTTGCTTGATCCAGACTGGAAATATGTCAAAAGTGAACAAACCGATGTTCGGAAAACTTGGGACAAATACCGGCCCCTTGACCCAAAGGTGACCAAGTGAAAGTATTGATTGCCTGTGAATATAGTGGCACGGTACGGGATGCGTTCACCCGTGCAGGTCACTGGGCTGTATCGTGCGACATTATGCCCTCTGACTCGCCTGGTTGGCATTATCAGGGTGACGTTCTAGACTGTTTAAACGATGGTTGGGATTTAATGATCGCGCACCCGCCCTGCACTCATTTAGCGGTATCAGGGGCCAAACACTTTCATAAGAAAGCAGACTTACAGGCCGAGGCTTTAGAGTTTGTTCAGGCTCTGATGGATGCACCGATAGACAGAATTTGCATAGAAAACCCTGTAAGCGTTATTTCCTCGCGCATACGCAAGCCGGAGCAGATCATACAGCCGTGGCAATTTGGTGATGAGTTTCAGAAAACAACGTGTTTATGGTTAAAAAACTTACCGCCATTGATCCCGACCAAGATTGTAGGTAAAGGTGAATTTATTACGTTTCAAAGCGGTAAGAAGATGCCCAAGTGGTATTCAAACGCAAAAGGTAAAAGTAGATCAAAAACTTTTCAAGGTATTGCAGACGCTATGGCTACACAATGGGGAAAAGGTGTGTTATAAATCAGGCGTTGTCTTGGTCGACAAATCTAAGCCGTTTTAGTGTGTATCTTGATTTTTTGATAACTGTCGTTGAGAAGAGTTATCAAAGAATGTCCCGCGAGGGTCGACCAACAAGGTGCACTCTAAAGCGGCTTTTTTGTTTTCTAGGGCATCCGTACTGGTTGCGTTAACAATGGGCGTATCTTCGCTGCTACCAAGAAAAGAGATACACGGTAAGCCATAGATGTCATATGAGCCGGTGCAAATCCGCAAGAATCCGTGGGGCTGGTTGAATACGCAAGCCCAGGGGTGTAGCCGATGGTTACCATGCGTATCCCGAGAGGGGGAAGAGCCGATACTCACTTACTCTGTCATGGGGTAGGGGGGTTTTCGGGAAGAGACAAGTGGTTATAGGGGCATTAGATGAATCCATATGTGATAACTGAACCAACGTGTATATCGTTCTCTGGCGGTAGAACCTCGGCGTATATGCTTTATCAGGTCTTACAGGCGCATGATGGGAAGATGCCTGATGACGGTATCGTATGTTTTGCTAACACAGGAAAAGAGGAAGAAAACACGCTTAAATTTGTACATGATTGTTCTGTTAATTGGGGTGTAAAGATACATTGGATAGAGTATCAAGACCATGAAGACCCAATTAGTCGATATAAAGAGGTGACTTACGAGACAGCGGCACGAAATGGTGAGCCGTTTGAGGCCATTATTCGTAAAAGAAACTATTTACCGAATCCTGTCACCAGGTTCTGTACTTCAGAGCTAAAGATTCGCACGATGGCGTGTTTTTTAAAACAATCAGGACTCTTTGACGATTGTTCTAAATCAGAGCTAGAAAACGCCTCTTGGATAGGGCTTCGTTACGATGAAGCGAGACGGGCAACTAAGATTGCAGATAAACGTAGGATTCCGCTTTACACAGCCGGTGTTACTGTGCAACACATTAGTGAATTTTGGGATAAACAAGCATTTAACTTGGAGTTACCAACGTATAAAGGCAGGACTTTAGCGGGTAATTGTGACTTATGTTTTCTTAAACCGATGAATCAAGTTGCTACATTGATTGCTGAGAAGCCAGAGAGGGCGGTTTGGTGGGCACAGATGGAAGCGTTAGCGTTAGCGTCCCGTCCCGATGGTGCGACATTTCGCAAAGACCGGCCGAGTTATGCAAGTATGGTGCAGTTTGCATCACAACAATTGTCTATGTTTGACCAAGACGAAGAAGGTATTGCGTGTTTTTGTGGTGATTAATTTTAACTAGGGGATAGATATGAAACACAAACATTACGACATGATTGTTGCGTGGGCGGCGGGTGAAACAATTGAGTCTTGGTCATATACATTAAATCAATGGGTGGAGTTTACTAATAAAAATTCAATTGAATGGAATTTTGAGCCATCGCAGTATCGTATTAAGCCTGAACCCGAGCCAACCAAATGGTCTACGATGTGTAGCGCATTGGTGGCAATTCGGGAATACAGGCTTATGCCCACAGCAGAAAACCAAGTTGATGCAGAAAATAAATTTCAAGAAGCGTTGCGAGTAATAGGGGAATCTAAATGACCTTACTACCCTGCCCCGTTTGCAACAGCCCCGTCAAAATAGATTCAACATCAGCATCTGAAATGTACGGTCACGCATGGCAAACGCTGTACGTTACTTGCACTCAAACAAATGACGAGCATTGCGCAATGAGTTTAAACCTTGAGGCAGACTTTGATTACATTGAAGATGCCTCTGATGCGTTGTCTGAATGTTGGAACATCTTAGCGAGGAATAAAAAATGAACATAGCCATTTTGATTTTGTTTTCTGCTTCAATGGTTGGGCTTTTTGGTCTTACGTTTTATGCGGTTATTGACTTTTTAAGGAACAACAATGAAACCAACACCAAATAAACCGCACATTTATTTTAAAGATGGGTTGTGGTGGCGTGAATGGGTAGGGGGATGGATTACCTGCGCTAAAGAACTTAAGACGCTTGCCCGTATTGATTTGCCAATGTTCAGGAGATTGAAATGAGCCGTGAACTATTACAAGATGCAGCGTGGGCATTAAAAGATTTAATTGCGGTATATCCTGAAACAGCGTGTATTGAAACCCGCATCAGCGCACAGAAAGTTATTGCAGCACTTGAGCAAGAGTTAGCCAAGCCTGAGCAAGAGCCAAACAAAGAATGGGTCGGGTTGCATGAATTTGAGCTTACAGGCATGACCTGTGAATGTGTGGACGATGGAACTTTTAATATGAAATGCGCCATTGATTTTGGTCGTGCCATTGAGGCCAAGCTCAAAGACAAAAATACAACAAATCAATAAATAGTTGTTGTTATATGATTATTTGATGTATAGTGTGTGTGTAGTTCAACTTAATTAGGTTCTTACATAAGGGGTATAAGATGGATCAGGTTCAGCAGGAAGTCAAATTTTGCATCAACTGCAAACACTTCAAAAACGACAAATATAGTCTGTCAAAGTGCAACCGACCAATGGGCATTAGCCTGGTCTACGGCACAGAACAATTCAAAGATAGCAGCGCAGCAGCAGAGCGTACTTATGACCATACTGGTTGCGGTACTCAAGCTAAATACTTTGAACTGAAAGAAGAGGTCTAACCATGTCCCAGAGCCAATGGATTTTACAGGCTCTGGAGCAACGCCCCTTAACGCCCCTCGAGGCGTTACATGGGTGCGGATGTTTCAGACTAGCCGCTAGGATTAAAGAGCTGCGCGAACAAGGCCACGACATTAAAACCAAGGCACTCATATTGCCTGACGGCAAAATAGTCGCGCAATATCACTTAGAAAGTAAAAGACCACAAAATTGCGGTACAGGGTTCTGTTCTTGTATTGAGTGCATTTATAAAGGTGACCAATGAAGATGCGCCATTACCGTAAACAGTTCTGGTATTTCCCTGAGTTAGGCGTATTTATGAAGTCGCATACACGCAAAGTTATTTTCCGCAAAGTTAGTTACTTTTTTTAAAGGTTCAACATGAACAATCAAGACGATTTCGCACCTGAAGTACGCAACAGCGCCTGGTGGGCATCAGATACACGCCAAGCTGCTAACGGCAAAGCTGTTGACCAAATCCTGATTAAACAAGGGAAGCAAGAAGCGCCAGACTTGTCTGAGATCGAAGCTGTGCAGATGGGCCATGTGATGCAGCCAACGATTCTCAGGCT